TTCATCAACATTTACAATAACATCAAATCATAATGGTGACACTGATGTTGTCGCTTATCAAATTATAAACCCAGTATAACATGGAAGAATTAGAAATAACCCCAACACCAACCCCAACTCCCACTCCAACACCATTACCGTATATAAATTATAATGAGGTATAATGGACTTAGAAGCAATAGCACCAATATTAGAAGATATAATTAGACAATCTTTATACGAACAAAGATACCCATTTGGGTTTGCTAAATATAAAGGTGTTGGTAATAAAGTTGCATCAGGAACACTTGCAAATAGTATTGAAGTACAAACAGTAAAAAAAGGTCCTATAACTGAATTACAAATATTGATGGCTGAATATGGTCAATGGGTTCAATCAGGAAGACTACCAAATAAAGGATATGTTCCGATTGGATCATTAATGGCATGGATTAAACAAAGAGGGTTGAAAGGTAGAAATAAAAAGGGTAGATTTATGACAGACAAAAGTTTTGCTTTTGCAATACAAACAAACATAAAAAAGTTTGGAATAAAACCTGCTAACTTTTTGGATATATCATTTGAAAGAATATTTGAAGACCCAAGAATAACAGAATTGATGGGTGAAGAAGGATATGAAGAATTGACGAATAGAATAAATATAATTTTTAATAAATAAAAAGATACTATGGCATTTGGATACGCAAGTTTATACGCAAATGGGTTGAACAACAACTCACAATTAAGAAGAGCAACCGATATGGTTTATCAACGAGGCGGTAACTATAATATAGTTTTAACGGGTACTACATATGAATCTGACATGGAATTAGATGTGGATTTATATGGTGATGGTACTAAAGTTGGAAGGATGCAATTGGTTCCTTTTGATACATTATTAACAGGTAGCACTTACTATTATTATTTCAATTTAAGACCATATAACTATATGTCAAATTATGTTCAATCAGAACATTTTACATATTATTGGAAGAATGATTGGTTTAATACAACCAATACAATCAATATTAATAACCCATATCCAAATATTATTACAGCAAATTTTAAGTATGGATATAGATATGTTAATTCAACAGGGGGAACTGTAACAGAATATAGTGGGTCACCAACAAATAATTTAAATCATTATACAAATATACCAAACTGTATTACCGCAACAGGTTTTACCGCATCAGGATTTACCAACACAGGAGAATTTTTTGATTATGTGGGTGGTCAATTTCAAATGATTAGTGATAAATATCTATTACCAAACTTTGATCAAGAGATTGGTACAGTTATGGGAACAGGTTTAACAATCAACACATTGGATATTAATAGACGATTGTCACCTATGTCTCAATATTTGATGGATTATCCCAATGTACCTGAACAGAGTGAAACGGCGAGGTTCTTAACAGACGCACCACGTATCCAGTATATACAACCTGATGAAAATTATGTATTATGGTATTTAAACGGACAATCAGGAGATAGAATGGTGATAGAAGCAGACTACGCAGTTTTTAGATTATATGATAGTAATAATGTTCAATTAGGTACTAATGGATATTGGTCACAACAATTAAATTTTAGTGGAACAACATACGCATCACCAACAGGTTATACAGACACATTACAACCGTTTGCGTTACCTTGTGGTCCAGCGGATATACAAAATCTATTCTTAACAGGACAGACTTTTGATAATGTTGCTTATTATACAGTTCAATTATGTTATTCATATCCAACAAATAATACTGCACGTTCTTCAATAGGTCCAGTTGGTCCTTTAAGTGAGATGTTTTATTTTTATTTATATGATAATTGTCTCCCTGAAAATACAAGAATATGTTTTTTAAACTCTAAAGGTGGATATGATTATTTTACATTCAAGTCATATAGACAAAATTCACAAAAAATTACCACACAATCATACGATAGTAGATATTTTTCAACAGATAGTGCGGGACCAGATGTGAATGTGGGTAGAAGTACAAAGACATTTGGTACAGATGTAACACAAGAATTAGTAGTTGAGTCGGATTATTTATCAGTACCTACCGCTAATTGGTTGGAACAATTATTTTCATCACCACAAGTATATGAAGTTAGACCTAATTTTATATCACCAATGGATAGACAAGATAAAATCTATTGGGATTTAAGACCATTACAGGTATTATCTACTCAAGTTGATACAGTTACAAAGAAACACCAAAAATTAAACAAATATAGAATAACATTTAAGTCAGCAGATACATTCTTTGCTAATCAAGGTTTTTAACATATGAGTCAACAACAAACGGTATTAAGGGTACAAACGAGTATCCCACATTTAACAATTACAGGTGAAACACAATATGAAACATTAGATTTATATAGTGATATTCCAATTAAGATTAATAAATCTTTTGCGGAGTTACAGGATATTGCCAAACGAAATTCAGATTTATCAATTGGTTTATCTTTACCTGGTTCCAAAAAGAATAATAGATTTTTTGAGTCGTTTTTTAATGTTGATGCAACATCATTATATTTTAATGCAACAAAGAGAGTTAATTGTGATGTATTACTTAACAGTCAATCTTATTTTAGGGGATATATGAGATTAAATAAAGTATCTGTTATGAATAGTAAAGTAGAATATGATGTTACTTTATATTCAACAATAGGAGATTTATTCGGTCAGATAGGAAACAATTTATTAAAAGATTTAAATTTTGATGACCCACAATATACATTCAATCATACATTTATTTATACAGGTGTAACAGAATTAATGTATCAATCTAATTTTTACAGAGACCAAGAACAACCATGGGAATATTTTTATCCAATTGTTCATAATGGTTATAACTATATAAATGTAAGTGGTGCAACATTACCTAATTTATCTGGTACAACAAGTGGTGCAACAATTACAGAACAAACAAGAATATATACATCAACAAGTCCTATTAGTGGATATACAAGTGCTGGTGCGGCGTACGCTGCAGGGGTTCAAGATTATTATATTAATTCCCCTCAAAACGGATTATTAGATAATCAATTAAAACCAGCATTGTCTATATGGAATTTAATTAAATTAATATTCAAGGAACAAGGATATACAATATCAGGAGATTTTTTCAATACACCTTGGATGAAGACATTATATCTATACGGATATTTTAGTTCAGAAGCCACAAAGTTTAGTTATAAATTAAATACAATACAACAGTTACCAAAAGAAGGTGTTGAATTGATTTATAGTGGTAGCACAGTTGCACCTTCACAATTAAATATTTTTGTATGTAAAAGAGATACAGGTGTCCCTTGTTATTGTTTAGATGATATTACTTATGGTTTTGCTAATATGTTTCCTTATAGTGAATTTGGAACGATAGCAGCAGGAACAAGTGGATTAACAATGACAGCAGTAGAAGGATTTGATTTTGGATTTGATTATGATGGTGTTCCTGTTGCAGACATTAGTACATTAAGATATTTACCAAAAGCGGTAGGAAGTACAGTAAGTTTTATGGATGGGGATGAAATTGATTTTAGTTTAGTAATAGATCAAAATATTAAACAAATTGATTTACTTGCTTCAATAGCAAAGAAATTCAATTTAGTATTTATACCAAATCCTAATATACCAAATGATATTATTATTGAACCATATGACTTTTATGTGGGGACAGGTGATATATATGATTGGACACCTAAATTATCTTTTGATAAAGGATTTACAGTTGAACCTGCATTAAACTATATTGAAAGTAATTTATTATTAACAGATCAAGAAGACGGAGATGAAGGAAATAGAATTTTTAAATTACGAAATAATAGAATATACGGACAAAATAATATATTTAACCCAACAGATTTTAAATCACAGGAAAAAACAATTGATACAATATTCTCACCTGAATTAATTAGAAAATGGGATGATAATATTGGGTTACCATTAGGTATAAACTATTCAGCTTCAAGTGAACAAAGTTCATATGACAATCAAATTAGATGGTTATATAAAGGAGTTAAATCTAAACCAAAATTATTCTTTTGGTTAATGGGATTAAATCCATTTGTTGATCAAGTTGGTGAAGTATTTCAAACTTATCCAACTAATACATATTCAATTAAAATTGGTAATTCAACAGGAGGTACACCAACTAACTTTGATTTAATACCAACAATATCCCATACAATGCCAATGGGTTTAAATGATACAGATAAAATAAATAATGATAGTTTCTGTATATTATTTAATTCAGAACAACCAGTTGATATTGGAGTACAAACATATAATACTTATACTGAAAATGATTCATACAATACATTCTATAAAAATAGAATAACAAATTTATATGACCCTAATACAAGGTTTTTAAGTGGTTATTTTGACCTTAAATATAATGACATACAAAACCTTAAACCAAACGATATAATCAAAATAAACGAACAGTATTTCACGTGGAATAAGATTGAGGCATTTAATTTAACTAACAGGGAATTAACTAAAGTTGAATTAATACAATTTAATGTTAATCCTCAACAATATGTAGATAGATATTTTGCTTATTACTATTGTGAAGCACCTGAAACTTGTTATAAAATAAAGACAGATTTTACAAATGAAAATTTAAGAGATACAAATTATTTATGGTCAATATATTACGACAATCAGGTTGGTTCATTAACAGGTTCAACAACAGGATTTACATCATCATTTAGATATTTTAATATTGTACCAACAGGTGATACAGATTATGTAACATATGAACCATACAGTATGTATGAAATTACTAAAGATGATTATGATAATGGTGGTTGTTCAGTTTTTACAAATGACCCATTTTTATATGGTTTAATTTATAATTCACCTGACCCAACAAATGGTCCATTATATGCGTTAGCACCATTTTGGGAATCAAGTGGTTATACAGGTGTAAATGTTTGGGAAAGTTGTGATGATTTTAATAATACCGCTGACACATATGGAATTAGATTAAATACAATTCCATTAAGAAATGGTAAATATATTATGATACAATCTTATTATCCTTGGGTTTCAGTTGATGGAGGATATACATTTACAGAAAGGACAGGTGCTTCACCAAGATTTTACACAGATTTTTGTATTAATTTTAATGGAACAAGATTTTATGCTATAACCTCGGGGGCATTACAAAAAATATATTTATCAACTAATTATGGTGTAAGTTGGAGTCTTATAAGTACGTCACCAACAGCATATTATTATTCAATATATTGTTCTTCAAATGGTCAACATATTTCAGCACTTGCATTTGGTGGTGATGGGTGGTATGTTTCAGATGATTATGGTGCAACATGGTACACAGTAAATCCTGCGGTTGGTTATGATTATGATGCTGATGTATATATGGATTCAACAGGTGGATTAATAATGTGTACTGATGGAGGAACTTTTTTATATAATCCAATAAATTACGCTAAATCGGCAGTAAATATTGGAACAGGAACTACATATACAAATTTGACAAATGCACCACAAGCATATTGGAAAAGTGTTTGTTTTTCTGATAGTGGACAATACATTGGATTATTTGGTGAGTTTAGTCAATCGGGTGGAACAGATGATAGAAGAGTTTATATATCAAATGATTATGGTGCAACATTTACATATAAGACAGGATTTACAACTCCAGCTACGACTCAAATATCAATGTCATCAGACGGAAAGTATTGGTGTTTAAATAATTCAGCTTATTTTGCACCAGGTCCTCCAGCAATATGGGTTTCAAATGATTATGGTGTCACATTTACAAATAATAGACCACCTGGTGCAATATTATTTACTAATACTGCAACAGCACAAAGTGGAAAGACAATGGTCGTTAGTAAAATGAATATAGCACCTTCAGATCCAACTAATAATAAAGCATACATATCTTACAATTCAGGTTTATCATTTAATGAATTAACAGGGTTTGGTGCAAGAACATATACAGTAGCAATAAATAGATAATACAATATGGGACCAAGAATATATCCATCACAACAAGACACTAATTTAACCGCAAAGGGTTCATTGATATTATCAATTGATAATACAATTGATAATGTTCAGGTTTATGTGAATAATAGTATAATTGATCAAGAATTTGCAACAGTAGATGGTTTATATATTTATCCTATTAATATAGGAAATGTTGTTAGAATTGCACCCTCATCAACAACACTAATTAATGTAATTAGAAAAGATTATACAACTGACGATATTAACGGAGATAATGGTATTAGAAATACAACAATAACAGGAATAACCGCAACAGGATATACATTCACTGCAACAACTGTAAGTTCAGGATATAATTTTGAATATCTTGTAAGTGTTGGTACTTTTCCACCTACTCCAACCCCTACTCCAACACCTGGTGGTCCAACTCCAACTCCAACCCCTACATCTACTGTAACACCTACACCTACTGTTACTCCTACTCCTACAAGTACACCTGTACCACCAACTCCTACACCAACACCTACTATTACTCCTACACCTGTACCACCAACCGCAACGCCTACTCCTACACCTACCGTAACTCCTACACCAACTCCTGTACCTTTAACAGGATATACTAATGGTTATTATATATTGGTTAATGATCGTATAGATTCATATCCAGGTACAGGAACAACATGGTTTAGTCTTGCAACAGGAACAACGTATAATGGAACATTAACAAATGGTCCTGTATGGTCAGGAGGAACACCAGGTTTCTTTACATTTGATGGAACAAATGATTGGGTTGATTTTGGTGCAGCATCATCAGGATCAACAACAGGTTCATTTACGTGGGGAGGATGGGTTAAAACAACAACAAGTGCAACACAAAAAGTATTTATGATGAGAGGTAATGACGCATCAGGTAATGGGTGGAGTTTATTTTTAACTAAAGAATCTGATAATAAATTTTTAGCTGGTGTAGTAACAACAACACCAGGTATAGCACAAACAAGTGCAATATCAACAACAACTATGTCAAATGATACATGGTATTATATTGTTGGTGTATGGAGTGCAGGTTCAAGTATAAACATTTATGTAAATGGTATATTAGAAACTACCACTGCAACAACAAGAACTAATTTAAGAACTTCAGGAATTGGTTGGAACTTAATGAGAGGAAACGGTGGTGATTATACAAATGGAAGTTTAAGTGAGTTTATTGTATATCCAAGTGTAGTATCAGGTGCTAATATTTTAAATAACTTTAATGCAAATAAATCTAATTATGGATACTAAATATATAATGTTTGACTTATCTGAAGTGGATAAGATCAATTTTAATGAGGTTTTGGAAAGTAGTATAGATACTTTAAGGGTATCCAATACTGATAAGACATTTGTAAAATATGTGGGAAATATACCAACATCAGTACAATCATTAGAAACAAAATCGGAGGAATATAATAAACAACAAATATTAGATATATTATCAACTGAAGAATGGTTAATAGTATCTGGAAGTTTAAAAACAAATTAATAATATGTCAAAATACATTAAACAAGTAAATAATCAAAATTTCGTATATCCAAACTATGATTTGGCGGAATATGATATTGATATAATACAAGATATAAACGATAATAGTGTATCAGGGGTTGTTACATCATTTAGTGCAACGACAATAACTTCAACAGGTATAACTGTAACATTTACAAATACTTGGACAAGAAATGGTGCGGAAGGATTTATAAGAAGTAATGGTGCATTACAAATATATACTTTACACGCAATGGCTGCGGGTCAAACTTATTATAAGCCTTGGAGATTAATTGATAGTGCATCAACACTTACCACAGGTTCAACAACATTTACCACAACAAGTAGAGCCGTACCATTTACCCCATCCCAATTAGGATTAACAACATTTGTAACGGGGACATACTATTTTGAGTTTAGATTTGTTGGTGCAAAGTCAGTTTATCCTGTATGTCAGACACTTTCAATAACCGTTCCTTAAAAAACAATATTTATAGATATGAAGATAGAAATTTACAACAACGAGGTTAAGATTGATTTGGACAATATAATGTTCAAGGATTTTAATGAAGAAACCCAATATAGAAAGGGTTTATTATCAAAGGTTAATATTGATTTTAGTTCAATTTCAACCTTAAAAGGTGAAAAAACATTAATGGAATTAGCGTTCCAGCAGACAAAAAACGAATTAGTATAAGATGGCTACAAAAAGAATTGAGATTATATATGACGTAAATGGTAAAGCCATAGACGTTGCGGTAGATTCTACCTTAAATCTTAAGAAACAGGTTGTTGAACTTACCAAAGCATTGAGAAGTGCAAAGGAAGGAAGTGATGAGTTTAAGGTATTAAGTTCAAGATTGGGTGATGCTCAGGATCAGTTAGCAAAGACCACCGCTAAGTCAAAGGATTTATTCTCATCTTTATCTATGTTACCAGGACCAGTTGGTCAATTCTTTGGTCAATTACAGGGAGCAGTAGAGTTATTAAAGACATTCTCATCTTTCAGTATGAAGGATTTGAATTTTCAATTAGGTGAGACTGTAAATGATTTAAAGGATATTAAACAAGGGTTTAGTGGTGCTGGTAGTGGTATGGATGAGACGGGTGATAAAGCGAGTGCATTACAAGAAGCATTAAAAGAAACAACCAATTCAATTTCAAACGTTGGTCAGACAGCAAAGGAACTTACAATTGATGCAAAATATGTAACAAAAGAATTAGACCAATTTAAATCAGCAACAAGTAATTTAGAATCAAATGGATTAAAACCATTAACAAATGCTTTAGGTAAAACTGATGAAATTGCAATTGAGGTTGCTGGTCAAACAAAAATATTAACAGCGGATCAAATTAAATTAGCAGCAACTAATAAAACATTAACCGCTTCAGTTGACCAAACAACAGGTGCGTTAGTATTAATGGGTACTGCTGAAAAGGCGGCAACAGTAGCCACATTTACATTAAGAGGTGCGTTAATGGCATTAGCGGCAGCAACAGGTATTGGTTTGATATTTGTTGCTCTTGGTTATTTAATAGGTTTATTAGGAGATGCGGTAACATATCTATACAAATTAGCATCAGGTACACTTGCAGCAGAAGATGCAACTAAAAAGTTAGGAAAAGCATTAGATGATTTAGAGGTAAGTTTTGAAAAATCAAACAAAGCAATCAAACGTTCTACAAACGAGAGAATTGCAATGATGAAAGCACAAGGTGCAACAGAGGAACAAATTAGAAAGGCTACATTAGAAGGTTTAATAACTGAAAGAGACCAAACTTCCAAAACATTAGGTGAGACAGTTGAAGTTATTAAAAAACTCCAAGCAAATAGAGGTAAGAATGATGAGGAGAATAACAAACAAATTGAACGTGCGTTAAAGAAAAAAAGAGAATTAGAAGAAACATATAAAGACCAATCATCAGCAATTAGAGTTTCGGAATATAATAATATTACCGAGAATAATAAGAAAATTGCGGAGGATAATAAGAAGGCGGTTGATGAGGGTAATAAATTATTAGAAAAAAGAAACGCAGATAGAAAGACTGCAGACGAAGCATATCGTCAATTACTTCAAGAAAATAGTGTATTGTCTCTTAAAACAGAAAGAGAAAGACAATTAAAAGAACTTGAAAATCAATCAGTTAATGAGAAGTTAAAGATTGATGCATTAGATATTAGTGAGAAAAGAAAGGAAGAAATTAAATTACAAATTACAACCAAATATGCGGCAAAATCAACCGAATTGAAAAACAAGTTCAATGAGGAAGACTTAAAGAAAGAGAAAGAGCATAGTGAAAAGGTTGAAGAATCTAAAAAGAAATTAAGTGATATAGAAATTGCTGCAATTCAGAATCAAACAATTAAAGAAAAACAACAAAGAGAAAATAAATATAATGAAGACTTAAAAGACCTTAAAAAATCGTATGATGATAAATTAATAACTTTGACAGAATATCAAATGGCGGTTATTAATTTAAATCAAGCACTTGTAAATGATCTTAAGAAGATAGATGATGACGCAAAAAAGAGAGAAAATGATGCGTTATTGCAAAAACTTGATGATGATATTAGATTCCAAGAAATATCAAATGAAGCCAATAAGAATAGTTTTAGTGCATATTGGAAAGGTCGTGAGACATTATTGGAAAAATCTAAACAAAGAGAATTATCACAATTAGATTTAACTGAAGCACAAAAGATTGCAATTGAAAAGAAATATGTTCAATTATCAAAGGATTTACAAAGAGAAAAGTTTGAAACGTATGTGGGTTATTTGAATCAGGGATTAGGTGCAGCACAGAATATATTGAATCAACAATCTCAAATTACCAATCAAGAACAACAATTAGAGTTAGATAAATTACAACTTGCGTTTAATGCTCAACAAGAGTATAACGCAAAAACTATTACAAGTAAGGAAGAATTTGACAAACAAACAGTTAAGAATGAAAGAGAATTAGCGTTACAACAAGATAAAATTAAAGAGGAATATTTCTATAAAAATAGAGCAGCACAGAAGGCACAGGCAATGATTAGTGCGTTTCAAGCAGCAATATCAGCCTATTCATCTTTAGCAGCAATACCTGTTGTTGGACCATTTTTAGGTGCGGCAGCAGCTGCGGTAGCTTTAGCGTTTGGTATTAAACAAGCAAATTTAATTGGTCAACAAAAATATGTAAGTTCAGTAGCCGCAGAAGGACCATCAGGTGAAGCATCAAAACCACCAATGGCGAACTATGGTAAAAACTATGGTGATGGTGGAATGATTGATGGTCCAAGACATGCAGGAGGTGGAGTTATGATTAATGCGGAAGGTGGTGAAGCGGTAATGACACGTGGAGCAGTAACAATGTTTGCACCATTATTATCAGCAATGAATGTTGCGGGTGGTGGTACATCATTTAGTAAAGGTGCGTTAGGTCAATCAAATAATGACAATCCAAAAACAACAGAGGTAATGACACAACCACAAATAATAAAGACTTATGTTGTATCAAGTGAATTAACTACTGAAGTACAGAAACAAGCAAGACTTAAGGATTTAAGTACATTATAAAATTATTTATATTTAAAATTATGATAAAGAAAGAAAAAATATTTGAATTAAAAATACAAGAAGATGATGACCTATCAGGTATAGATTCAATATCATTGGTGGATGAACCAGCAATTGAGGTGAATTGGATGTTTTTTAATAAAGAGAAAGAACATGAATTTCATATTCCTGATGGTGAGGATGAAACTTATTTGGGTAAATTATTATCTAAAGGACAACCTGAACAAGAGTTATTGGACGAAGGTTGGGAGATAGATAGAATTGAGAGTGTAAAAGAGAATTTTGCTACAACTCCAAATGATGATTCATATCAAGATAATTCATTTTATAAAGTAAGATATAAATATTCTTTGAATAGTAATATTAAACAGTCAGCAATTATACCTACAACACGTCAATTTTGTAGAGAATTAATTAATAAGAATTATGTGTGGAGAATTGAGGAAGTTGAGAATGAACTTAATTCGTTTGGTCAATCAGCACAGTTTTGGAGAGGTGGATATAATTGTCGTCATGAGTGGTATAGAATATTTTATAAAAAATCATCTGATATTATCAATAAGGCGTCAGTTAATAAAGGTAAAATTACAGATGGAGAATTTCCAATTGAATTAAGTCCTGAATGGTTACAACCAAATACGGTTACAGATAAGACGATGGCTAACCCATCACCTTCAAGTATAAAGAATTTAGGATTATCCAAAGTAAAAAAGAAATTAGAAATAGAACCTAATCCTTGTTGGGAAGGATATGAACCTATTGGTTTAAAAGATGATGGTTCACCTAATTGTGTTCCTATTAGTAAGGAAGATATGGAGAGTGTATCTGATTATCCTGAAAGTGTTAGTAATAATGCTAAGGCGGTATTAAAATACGTTGAAGAAAATGGATGGGGTAGTTGTGGAACAGAGGTAGGTAAAATCAGAGCCAATCAACTTGCAAAGGGTGAGTCTATTACATTGGATACAGTTAAAAGAATGTATAGTTATTTATCAAGACATGAGGGAGATTTAGATAGTTCAAAAGGATATGGAGATGGTTGTGGTAAATTGATGTATGATGCATGGGGTGGTAAGTCTGCACTATCGTGGGCTAAGTCTAAACTAAATGATTTTGGTTATGATGTGGGTACTATTACTCCATATGTAGATGAATTACCAAAGAAGAAAAAGAAAAAAGATTATGAATATCTCAATCCAAAAGAGGATATGTCAAAACAATACTTTGCAACTGATAGTGAAAAACATATTGTGTTAGGTCCAGCAATGATAGCAGACCAAAAGATATTTCGTAAAGATGAATTGGGTAACCCATATTATGTATTTTTTACAGCAGAGACAATCCGTATGATTGCAGAAAAGTATATGAGAAACAAATATACTGACAACAACGATACAATGCACGATGGTAAAGCGGTTAAAGATATTCACGTATTAGAAAGTTGGATAATTGAAGACGCTGAACACGATAAATCAAGAAAATATGGGTTTAATTTACCTGAAGGAACATGGATGGTATCTATGAAAGTGAACAATCCAAAGGTTTGGGAAGATGTAAAAGAGGGTCGTCTTAATGGATTTTCGGTTTCTGGATTTTTTAGTGAGGTAGCACAGTTCAGTAAAGAGGAAATGTTCTTATATAAAGTAGCGGAATTATTGAAGAATGTAAAAGATTAATGAGAAAAAGTATCTATATATATATTTATAGGTAGGATTAATAAAATAAAAACAAATAAAATACAATTATGTCTAATTCAAAAAGTGCTATTCAAGAAATAAAAAGTCTTATGGTACAGTTTGGTTTCTTAAAAAGTGATGAGATTGCATTATTATCTTTCAAATTAGAAGACGATACTATTTTACAAACAAATAAGTTAGAAGCAGGTTCAAAGATTGTTAAAATCAATGAAGCGTTTGAACAAGTTAGTTTAGAAAATGGTTCTTATAAGTTAAAAGAGAATTTTGAAATTGAAGTTGCTGAAGGAGAAATTAAATCTGTAAAAGAGATTTTCGTTGAAGCAAAGTTAGTTGATGGTACTGTTGTTAAAGTTGAAGGTGATTCATTAATGGAAGGTGCTAAAGTAGTAGTAGTTACTGCTGACGCTGAAGTACCGGCACCCGATGGAACACATGAACTTGAAGATGGTACAAAGGTTGAAACCAAAGACGGTGTTATTGTTATGGTTAAAGAAGCTGAGGAAGTTGACGTAGAAGACGTTGATGTACCTGGTGTTGAAGAACCAGCAATTGATGCCCCAATGGAAATGTCTAAAGAAATGATGGAACTATTAAAAGAGTTTATCTCTAAAATGGGAGAGAAAGTTTCTAAAATGGAACAATCTTATTCTTCATTACAAGACGAATTTAACGCTTTCAAAAAAGAACCAGCTGCTACGAAAGTAAAAGATGGTAAAACGGATTTTAATAAAGAGGTTGAAGATGCATTATCTGCAAGGATTAACGCTCTTAAATCATTAAAAAATAAATAAATTAATTAAAAAAAATATTACAAAATGAGTAATTTAAAAAAATCAAATTTTAGCTATGATGTAGCAACTATTGGCGGATATTCTGACCAAGTAGGTGGTGAATTATTAGCTAAAGCACTTATCGGTGGAACAACTGCTTCTATCGTTAATGTACGTACTGGTATTAAAGGTACACAAGCGTTGAACTTATTGGATTCAACTCCAGTGTTCCAAGCGGGAAACTGTTCTTTATCTCCAAGTGGTGTAACACAATTTACACAACATTCAATTACAACTTGTCCTGAAACTTTATTTGAAAGTTTATGTTACAAGCAATTATTTGACACTTATCAATCAATGTTGATGAAGGCGGGTCAAACACAAGAGACTGTTCCCTTTGAGCAGATGATATTAGACCTTAAAAAACGTCAGATAGAGCAACGTGTGGAAACAAAATTATGGAAAGCACGTACTGTATCAGGTGACTGTTTTAACGGTTTCGCTTTCTTAATTTCTCAAAACACAGGTAACACATTTGCATCAGCAGTAGCATCTTCTTCAGGTGCAACTTTCTCTGCATCTGCTGCGTATGGTGTTAGTGGAAACCCAATAACAGAAATTGATCAATTGATTAACGTATTAGATGACAATGCTTTATCTCGTGAAGATTTAGTAGTGTTCCTTTCTTACGCAAATTTCCGTTTATATGTTCAAGCATTAACTAAAGCAAACTTCTTCACTAACTATATCGGTTCTGCTGATGTTACATCAAATATGATGGCTATCCATCCTAACACAAATATTAAAGTTGTTCCTACATTAGGTTTGAACGCTTCTAATCAAGTTGTTATTGGACCAGCTGAATATATGGTTTATGGTGTTGACTTATTATCTGATGAGACTTTGAAAGCATGGTACTCTGTGGACTTTGATGAAATTAGAATCCGTTCTAATTACAACTATGGTGCAACAATTGCAACATTTGGTTCAACTAAATACTTTGCTACAAACGGTTTAGCATAATTAATAAATAATTTTAGGGGGTGAAATTCCCCCTTAATATAAAATATAAAAAATATGAGTTGTTATATATCTTCAGGCGTAGCGTTAGGATGTTCAGACGGTATTGGTGGTATTAAAAAGATTTACATTGTTGGTGGAGGTGGTTCTGTAACAGGAGAAACTTTCAACGCTTCAGGTGCAATCACAGGTGCTACATCTACTACTGGAACTACAATCTACGGATTTGAATTAAAAAGAAATACATCTTCTCTTGCTCAAAATACTACAAAGAATTTTGAGAACGGTACAATTTATTGGGAACAAGTTTTAACTGCTGTGTTCTACAAGTACGATCAAGATAAGAGAAACCAATTGAAAATTTTAGGTCAAAACGACCAATTACAAATTATCGCAGTGGATCAAAATGATACACAATATTGGTTAGGTCAAGTTAATGGTATGTATTTAAGTGGTGGTTCTGCTGCTACTGGTACTGCATACGGTGATAGAAATGGTTTTGAAATGATCTTCACAGGTCAAGAACCTCAACCAGCAAATGTAATTACAGGAGCATTAGCTTCAGTATTTACAGGAGCATCTATTGTTGGATAATATTGATAGTAACCCATCTCGGGTGAATTTCTATATCTCCTATATCAAAGGGGGCCTTCTGGTCCCTTTTTTTATTTTTTCCCTGTTCAATATCGTTTTTTCTATATTTATAGATAGGAATTATATATATTATGTTATACATGAATAAAGGGGAAGAAAATACATTGGTATTAAATATCAATAACAATTCAAGGGAAACCTTTACAGGATACACTTTGGTCTTTACACATATTATGAGTAAGGAAGTAAAATCATATTCTATTAGTACAAGTAACCCTACTCAATTTTTTCAGAATATTAGATATTGTACAATCACATTAGATTTAACAATTGATGATTTGAATTACGAGGGTCAATACCAATTAAATATATATGGTCAACCCGATAATGAATTAGTTTTTGTTGGGATGGTGGTACTTGATGGTACTGCGGAGTCTAATCCATTTACAGAGTATATCTCTAATAATGAAACTAATGAGAATTATATATACATACAAGAATAATTATGAGTGAATTAAAAAAGTTTGATCTAAAGAAAGTAGATTTTTCAAGTGCATCATTACCTGTCTTTGCTGAAGTAATTCAGAGAGTTGATTGGGTATATTACGGATTAAATAATCTATTACCTCAATATTTTATTGGTCTTTATGACAATTGTGCCGTACATAAAGCGGTGGTTACATCAAAGGTAAATCAGATTATGGGTGATGGTATTGTATCATTAAATAACCCAATGGCTACAATTAATCTTATCAATGATAGTGAAACTGTAAGTGAGGTGATGAGAAAAGTAACATTAGATTATATGATATTCGGTGGTTTTTCATTGAATGTTATTTGGTCAAAAGATAGAAAAAGTATTGCGGAGATTTATCATGTGGATTTTTCTCGTATTAGAAGTGGTAAATTAGATGAAGATGATAAAATTAAATGTTATTATTACTCGCCTGATTGGTCTAATCCAAAGAAATATATTCCTCAAGAAATTAAAGCGTTCTCTCAAAAAGAAAATGACCCATCTCAATTATTATATTTTAAAAATTATTTACCATCTGCATCTTATTATCCTGTACCTGATTGGTCAGCAGGACAAAGAGCAATTGAAATTAATGTGGAGAGTCTTAATTTCCATATGAATAATTTGAGAAAAGGTATGAACCCAAGTTTATGGATTAACTATAACAATGGGATACCAGGTGAAGAAGAACAAAGAATTATTGTGAGAGCATTAGAAAGTCAGTATGGTGGGTCAGATAATGCGGGTCAAGCAATTATATCATTTAATGAAAGTCAAGAACAATCACCTGTAATTACACAAATACCAAGAGACGACCACGATACATATTATCAAACACTTAATGACGACATAACAAGAACAATCTTGTCTGCACACAGAGTATCAAGTGCGGAATTATTTGGTATTGCAACTGCGGGAAAATTGGGTGGTAGTGATGAGATTGTACAACATTCAGAATATTTCCGTAAGATGGTTATACAACCATATCAAGATCAATTATTACCAGTGTTTAATAAATTATTATCATTGAAATTTGAAAGACCAACTACATTGGAAGTAAAACCATTATCATTGTTTGTAACAGGTGATGTAAAAGAAAATCCAATTGTGGAAGATAAACCTATAACTCCAACATTAGTATAAGATGGGTGTATTATTAATATCAGAGGTAAAACTGAAAAATTTTACCAACATAAATAAGAATGTAGATATGGATGTTCTTAAAGCAGAAGTACAAGTTGCTCAGGACATTGATTTACAAACTATATTAGGTAGTAAATTCTATCATGAATTATTATCAAAAGTACAATCAACAGGAAATACATTTAATGCGGATGAATTAATCCTTGTTAATGAATATATACAACCATACTTAATACAAACTGCGTACTTTAACGCTATACCACATTTGATGTACAGAACATTGAATAGAGGTATCCAAGAGGGTAATAATGAATTTGGTGCACCTGTGGAAATAGAAACCATGAAGTACCTACGTTCATTACAAAAACAACGTGCTGACTTTTATAGTCAAAGACTATTGGATTATTTATTGACAGGTCGTGGTCAGAACAAATTCCCATCGTACAACAATGCATCAACTATTGATGGTATGATACCAGATCGTGTACAGAAATATAATAACGGAATATTCTTGAGAGACTCAACAAGAAAAGGTTGGTCAGCAAAGTCTATTACACAAAGTGGAATGAGACCTTACTCCGAACAAGCGGAGAATTGGTGGAACTGTCCTGACTGTTTTTAAAATTAATTAATATGGATTTAAATAAATTGAGACAGATACGAGTGGAACTACAAAAGGAAATAGAACCACCATTAGTACCTACATTAGTAGTGGATGAAAAATTTGTCATTCCTGTACCTGAAAGTGGTGAGGAACAGGACAAGTACATCAGTAGGTGTGTATCGTCAATTATAGACGAATATGGACAGGAACAATCATTGGGTATATGTTATTCCCAATGGGAGAAGAAAGGGTCTTAAATCGTCTTAAATCAATATTGTCTGGCAATATAATCTTGCCAAACAACATTCTGAACAGATCATAAAAAACCCCTCGTAGAAACGAAGGGTCTAAATGGGGAACAGTTATGATTAACCCATTTTGGTAGTTAAACCTTTTGTTACTTCCTCAAAGTCAAACTTATCGGGGAAAAACTTCATCTGACAATAGTTAGACTCACCTTCTTTTTCATCACCCTTATCAAATTCTATTACTCTAAATCCGAATTTTCTAAAAAACTTTGTCTGTTTTGAGTATGGATAGTGTATTATCTTATCACCCCAATTGATGTTACCCGCACATTCAAGATACATTGGTGGAAAGTCTCCTAATGTTTTTATTAACCACATATAGAACAACAACATAATTCCTGTACCTGCTCCTAAATTTTGTTTCATATTAGGGTTCAATATGACCTTTGATATACATATCCCATCATTTTCGGGAGTCAAAGCTATTTGTGCTGATTGTTTTGGAAACGCAAGTGATATACGATTTGATATGTACACCACTTCCTCTACTTGTGAATGTATAGGGCCAACTAATAACTCATACATTACAAACCCCTTGTCCTTAAAATAATCAAGGTTACGAGATAGTTTAACGAATATTTCATTGTCGTCAATGAAGACCACCTTCTGTACAGGAGGGCCACCTATACTATCATTAAACATCTCCTTTTCGTTTTTTAAAAACGCAACAGGGTCTTTAAGATACTCCTGTTTAATTTCTTCATATGATTTTTCTTTTTCCTTCATAACTATTATTTTAATTTTTCATATAACTTGTTGTGTTGATCTATTTCCTGTTTGGTAGGGTGACCTGTCATATTATGTCTTTCCCATAAACCAACATCTCCACCTGCAATAAACCATTCTCTAATCATCTTTACTTCTTGTTGTGTTAGTGATATGGTTTTAGTTCTTGTACGTTTTGGTGTCAGTATCTTTTCTACCTTCTGTACTGTATTGACCAATTTGTTTAGGTCGTTGAATATATTACCCATTACCTAATTGTTTTAATAGTGATTCATAAGACCGTACATACTCTGTACAGATGTTTAACGCCTTCATTTGTTGGATACTTAACATAAATATTTTGATTTTAGTAAAGGTAGGGGATTATACATCCCCCACCAAATTTAATTATAATAAATAATTTCGTGTTCTTCTTCGGTTAAAGTTTCTTCATCACAATGCCAATAACCTTTTTCCATAATCAACATACATCTATCGTGTAGATATTTAACTTCTTCTTTTAACTCATCAATAGTTTCCCAAGAAAGAATGTATATAACTAATAGACCTGTGTTCTTACATTCAACCGTCATTTCTATTTTTTTCATAACTTTTTATTTTAGTAAAGGTAGGGGATTATACATCCCCCACCAAATTAATTACTCTTTATTTTTGGTATTAAGAAATACAATAAAATTGTCATTTATCTCATATACTGAAAAACGCTTGTCTGAAAAATGTTGTTTGTTTAATAGATAAACGGAACTTCTTAATCTATCGTCCTTCGGTAATTTGATGGTCTGACCAACTTGAAGAATAGTCATACTGTGTTTCAATTTAGTTAATATCTCATAATTAAGACCTAAAATTGGAATAGGTGCATCATCAACAATTACAATATCATCAACTGTATAATCAATTGGTTCATCTACAATTTTAACTTGGTCAACATCTTCTTCAAATTTATCTTCATTATGGGTATTGAAAATTAAATGTACATCCTCATAATCAGGATTAATTACTTTAATTAATTCTTCACCTTTATTACTAAACTCCTCAAATGTTCTATGTACTTCCCATTCTGTACTTACCTTTTTTCTCTGTTTCCCTGGCTCATTAGTATAAGTCATTTCCAATGTTATGTACTTATTATAATTATCTTCAGTTTTTTCTTGTACAAAATCTACCAACATTGAATAAGACATACAAAATTCAACCATTTGAGTAGTAAATTCATCACTACAATTTACACCTTCACCATCAAAATTTTCATCAATATACCTTTTCATATACTGATATATTAATATTTGTGTGCAAGTAATGTCACTACCATCAAAGTCATTTTCAACTTTAGTTTCTTTAAGATTTTTTAAGAAACGAGAATGTAAATCATCAAACCCATCTAATTGATAAACACCAGCACCTGTAAATGGTTTTTCAAAATCAGGAATTTTAATGGCAAAATTAATACCAATTTTTTGTCCTTTGAAATTTTCCATCTGTGCAGTTTCAATTTTTTTCATTTCAGAACTACTTGAAACTTTTTTACTTGACATACCACTATGATTATTTTTTGTAGTAGTAAATTTTCTTCTTCTTTTCATTTTATTTAATTTTGAAATTGAAAAATTGTTATTGAATCGGGTTTAATGGCAATTAGTGCTTGAGCACCATCTCTCATTCTTTTAAACTCATTTGTTGAACCACAACCTTGTATATAATCATACAACGCAACTTCTTGGTTTTTTAATGTAATTTTTTTACCAAATCTGTCTTTAGCTTTAATATGTTCTTTAACAATAATTAAAGATGATAGATGTGAATAAACATCTTCTGACCATACATAATTTGGGTCTTTGCTTTTCCAAATAACCTCTTGTACTATACCACCGTGTGCTCCTTGTTGATTCATCATATCAACCGAACGTTGATAATCTTCGTCAACTACTCTCGGTATGATAATTTCAAAACCGTTTGAGTTAATAAATCTGTGTATTACTGCTTCCATAACTGTTTCTGTTCAGATACGCTGTTCCCCGTTAATGAGACACAAAATTAGAATATCCTAAATTACCAGCCAAATATATTTTAATAAAAGTTATACACAGTTTATCCACATCCTGATCCCGTACCAATATTGTTTGGCAATATGTTCTTGCCAGACAATATTCTGTTCAGAACATCCTGAAAATGAAACACCCCGTAGAAACGGGGTGAGTTGAAAATCTATTTATAAGAGCCAAATCAGAACACATAGTAAAAGAAGGGGTGGGTGTATAACAAACTTAACCTTACATAGATGGCAATCTACAATAAAAATTCTCCACCCCTTCTATATAAATATAATGAACTTTTACCAAAAGTCAAAATATTAATCAACTTTTTTTTCTAATGTTAAATCACAATCATCTAAAAAAAGTAAATGTTCCATCCCATAGTCATAAGCATTATCAATATTTTTAAATATTTGTCCTGCGTTATTTTTATATATTTCTTCAGCGTCCTTAAATAATTTATCATCATCATCATAATCATCTCCAATTTCATTAGCAATAATATCAATAACACTATCCTTATCATAATAAGAACCGGCTACAAAATCAGGGTGGTTTGATAATTCACTATATATGTCCCCCATGGTACGAGGTTCAGTTGGTATGGTCAGAACACCTGTTACTGTTTCAGATTGTTCATCTAAAAATTTTATAAAAATAGATTTGATTGTGTCTAATTCATCAACACATCTCATAACTTTTGGTGAAGGTTCACGACCATCTATTTTTTTAATTAGTTTATCAACGTACATATCTAAGATGTGTACTGTTAGATTTTTTTCTTCGTTAGTTAGTTTCATATTACTTTGTTAATTTGGTTACTAAATCTTTTTTCAATTTCTCTGTGATGTGTGCGTCAAATTTCTTTAACGCTTCAGACTTTTCATCCCATGTGAAGATAAACTCCGATAGGACTTGGGATAATCTACATATCTCCTGTACAGAAGGTTTCTGACCAATCAAGGTGTATATCTCAATTGCTCGTTCTAATTGACTCTGACGTACTATTATTTCGTCTTTGGTCGGGATGCGTGGTGTACTCATAAACTGTATTTTTTATCTTGTTTGTTTAATTTACTAATGAATATGTCTGATGTTGCTTCAAGGTTAATCGTACCATCTTCATTGAACTGTAAAGGTACAATAATTTTTGGTACTTTATTATTATAATCTTCAGGGATTGTACCATCAGTTGGGTATAATTTATATACAAAATTATATGCTCCTTTTTCTTCCCTCCATTTTTCGGTGGACTTATATATAATACCTTTCTCAACCAACGCATCAATCCTTGCTCCTGGTTGTGCTTCGTCTATATGACCGAAGTGTTCAATGTATTTTCGTCTTGTCTCCCATCGGGTCATTGACTTGTATATAGTAAATAATTCTTGGATCTGTTCCAATTGACCTTCAGCGTTGTCAATTCGTTGTTGTAGTTCCCTACCCTCAAGATGAGTTGTGTTGTGATAAACTGTTGCCATAGTAATTTTTTTGTTATATTAATAAATATACGAAAGATTTTCAAAAGGAAAAAATTATGGTCAGATACTTTTCCACATATAATAAAAAAAATAGTTGATAAGTTTTTTGTCTTTTTGGATTATTTTTCGTATTTATTATGTATAGAACATCTGACAGAAAAAGGATGTTTATCGCCCCGGAGGAATAACAAGATAGATACGTTAGTCATTTTCCGTACATCAGAAGGGGTCTTAACGGTGGATATTATACCAACTACGTGGATTAGTTGAGGAACGTACCGTCTATAAAAAAGGTCAATAAGTATAAGTAAGATATGGGGACATTCAATACACTGGTCTTATGAAACTTGTTGGGTAAGTTGAGAATCATCTCATAATCCATAGGAGAACGAATTGTGCCCCGTTGACAAATTACCTGTTGAAGTTTTTATTTACTAATAAAATTATATATATTTATATAAATCATAACAAATGAAAAATAAACAAGAAGTATTAGCAAAAGTAGGAAATGTAATTTACTTGAAAGGAAATGAACCAACACAACAATACTTTACAAGTAAAAAGTTAAGAAAAACCAGAGCGTGCAAATTGAATAAAAGATATGGAAAAAGTAAATAAAGGATGGAATTGGAGAGATAAAGAATTAACAATGAAAGAATTTTATTCCTTGCCACAAACAAGTAGAAATGAATATATATCTTTAATTGAGAAACTATCCTCAACAGAACGAAGTTCCGGTGATAATATAATACTCAACCAGTATGGAAAGAATATCAAAAAAGTAAAAGAATTTTTATCTCTTGAAGATCCAGATTAGTTTAATTATATTTAATAATAGAAAGTTCTAAAACAATTTTCGCTCAAAACCCAGTATCCGAAATTGCTCCATCAAAGGTACTGGGTCTTTTTATATAATTTAAAGTATTTATGATATGTACACATTGTAAAGTTGATAGACCAATAGAACAATACGAAACATATTGGCATAAAAATCGTCAAAAAAATTATACAAGAAAAACCTGTACACCTTGTATGAGATTAGGATATAGAAAATATAAATTAAAGATAAAATCTCAACCTATACCGGTACCAGTAATACCGGATGATTGGAAACAATGTTTTACTTGTAATGAATATAAATGTTTAGATAATTTTTATCATTCACCAAGAGGTACAGCGTTTAAGAATTGTAAGGAATGTAACCTTAAAAATTACAAGGAAAAGGTAATTGAAAAAAGTAAAGATAGAGGTGGTAGTGAAAGGGTATCGTACTATCCAAATACATATGTAGATATATATCAAAAGGAACAAACATTTTGGGTATTGGAATTAATGGGATGGACTTATAATGATAATGGTGTTTGGTCAAAGGAAGGTATCAAGGATAAGGATAAGGTATGGACTAATGTGATTCCAACAAAGAAGAAAAGATATGGTAATATGTCTGGTGGTAGAAAGAGGTTACCAATACATAAAAAGGTAGATGATGTTATAAGAGATTATAATAACGGTAATAACTTTTTTGATTTAGCTACTATTTATGGATGTTCCCACACCACAATAAGAAAGTTAATAAGAGATTATTATGGAAAGACAACATGATGAGATAGGTTATATAGATATTCCAAAAGAGTATTGTCAATTTACAAAGAAAGAGAAACGAGCATTGTGTAATAAACTAATAGATATGTTATTAACCACGATAGATAAGGAATTAGATCCTGTCATAAACCGTATTACTTTCTTGGATGAGGTATTAGAAAGTAGTATAATATCAAATGAACATTTGGAACAATATGAAATTTGTCAATGTCTGAATGATATAAGAACAATACTGAATGAAGATTGAAATAGAAAAATACATCACCAATAATTATTACTTGTTATTATCAATAGCAAAGAAATACACAAAGAATGATGATTGGGCGTATGAATTACTTCACGAAGTAGTCCTTCAATTATATGATAAGAAAGAATTAAAATTACAACTTGACGATAATAGTATAAAGTATTATATTATAAGGATGTTGATGGTCAATTGGTGTTATGAGTCTTCACCGTTCTATAAGAAACATAAGAGAAGTAATATCACCACAGTTGAATTGAATGAAGCAATACAGGTAATGAACCAAGAGAGTGATATGGAATCACATAGGTTCATGGAGATAATGGAGGAAGAATTTGGGGAGGTGAATTGGTTCAACAAGATAATATTTGAGAAGTATATGGTACTTGGATCATTAAAGAAAGTAAGTGTGGATACACGAATAACATTACCCTCAATAGGAAGATATGTAAAGGAAACAAAATCACAGGTAAGACATAATACATTTAAAAGATATAACAATGAGTAGTACAGCAACAAGAAGAATGAGAAGAAAGATGAAAAGGGATATTGTAAAGAATATTCAGGGGGAAGAAAGAAACTTAAAGATACCAACAGAAGAAGATATAAAAAATTATATTGATAATAAAATAGAAGAAATAAAATTAGATCCAAATGTGCAACTGCAAGAAACAGACACCAGTATCAGTATTTAGTCCACAACCAATACCTGAACCAACACCCGAACCAACACCAGTGGTGGAAGATTGGTATAATAATTTAGATACAATAGAACCAATACAAGATAATGGATAAAGAATTAAAAGAATTATTAGAAAGTAAAAAATCGGATGGTAAGATTAAGAAAGGGTGTAAGTCTTGTAAAAAGAAAAAGACTATAACAGAATTACAACCTATAATTGAAGATGATGTATTAATACCATTCATCCCATCGCCAGAAGATATTAGACTTGCTTATATAGAATTAGGAAATAGAGACCAAAATAAAAAGGAGTTTATAAATAAAGTTTATCAATTTATATTTGATGAACCATTTGACTTTGGATGTACCGCATGTATGAATGTACAGGTAAGAAAGTTAAAGAATTATATAAACGAGGTACTTAAATTAAACGTAATATAATGGCTAAAGGAATAGGTGGTCGTAAAACAAACGAAGTAGAGTTTGAAAAAGTAATGACCCGAGTATATGAAATGATGTTATACGAACATTTGGGGTATAACGAGTTTGCTGAGAAAGCAGCAAAAGAATTTGGAGTAAGTGTGAGGCATGCTGAAACATATTGGGCGGAAGCAAGAAAAAGACTAAAAGAAAGATATTCTCAAGACCAAGAGGAGATACTTGAGAATCATTTAAATCAATTATATGACTTACTTAAAAGATGCAGAGATGAAAGAAATAAAAGAGTTGAGAGAGAGGTACTTGCGGATATTGCTAAAATACATTCTCTTGAAGGTACGAAGAAGATTGACATTACGTCTAATGGAAATTCATTATCGTTAAATATCCTTTTAGATAAGGACTAATTTTTTTAATAACACGCCTGAAAAACCTCGTTTTTGACTATGAAATACACAACAAATAAAGAACAGACTTGGATGAGAGACCAAGTATCAACCGAAGGTTTATTAGACCTGATAAAAGAATTGGGGGACAATTCCAATAAAACAATGATAGAGATTGGTTCATTCGTTGGTGAAAGTACCGTACTGTTTGCACAATCATTTAAGAAAGTTATTGCAGTAGATCCATTTTTAGAGGGGTACGATGATAAAGACCCAACGTCATATCTATTTGAATTTGATAATGTATATCAAACATACTTGGATAGAATTACCGTTCATTCAAACATACAGACCATTATAGAAACATCAGACAACGCAGTTAAAGAACTGAATAGTGAGACATATGATTTTATATATTTGGATGGACTCCACACATACGAGGGAGTTAAGACAGATATTATCAACTACCTACCACTTGTTAAAAAGGGTGGAGTGATTGGTGGTCATGACTACACTAATCAAATAGAACATTTGGTTGGAGTATATGAAGCAGTAAATGAAATGTTTGGGAAACCTGATAAGGTTTTTAAAGATAATAGTTGGATAAAATATATATAAATGAAGGTAGTATTAGTATGTGTTGCAAGATGGGAAGACTATTACTTAAAAGAATGGTTGGACTATAATCAAAAGTTAGGATTTGATAAGGTGATTATGTATCAGAACGATTGGAGATGTGAATTAGAACATCCTATCCTTGAGAAAAGAATTAGTGATGGTAGGTCAATTCAAGTACCAACGTATAATCACTTCCTTGATACTGAAAGAGAATATGATTGGGTAGGATTTATTGACTGTGATGAGTTTATTGTATTAAAGAAACATAACAACATCAAAGAACTAATAGAAGAATATAGTGATAAAACAAATGTAATAGGTCTAAATTGGTTTATCTATGGAAACTTGGGTAAAGTATCACGAGAAGGAGACAGTCTCATAAAACAGTTCCCAATGAGAAATAACACTATTGACCCACACATAAAAGTATTGGTTAATAAAAGGTCAAGTGAAAGGATGCAACTACCACATAATACAATTGGTGCGTCAATGGATACAAACGGTAAGATATTTCAAGGACCATTTAATCCTAATGGTCCATCAGATGTTGCATATATCAATCACTACCATAACAAAACAAAAGAGGATTGGGAGTTAAGATGTAAGAGAGGTAGAGTTGATTGTGATATACCACATGATTATAACAGATGGGATGAAGAAATGAATATGAATAACGAAGTAGAAGACTTATCAGCGTACAACTTTTTATATGGGAATTGAATTTATAATACCAACTTATAACAGAACAGAACATCTATTCACAATAGTATGTTCCCTTCTTGCACAGAGTAACCCTAATTGGAAGATACATATCGTAGGAGATAATATACCTGAAGATAATTTAGACCGTCTTAATTCGTTCCTAAATCTCATTAATGATGATAGGATTAAATTCACCAACTTACCTGAAAGATATAATGATTGGGGACACACTCCAAGAAACTACGGACTTGAACATGCTACAGAAGAATGGACGATTATGACAGGGGAAGATAATTATTATGTACCTACGTTTGTTGAGAATATGTTGAACATGGGAAAGGATAAACACTTTGTGTTCTGTTTAATGGTTCATAATTGGGTAGATGATAATTATATACCAATTGATTGTAAAGTAGAATATGGTAAAATAGATATAGGATGTTTTATGGTTAAGACTAATATGGGTAAGAAAATAAAATTAGATACAACCTTTGCACAATCTGATTGGAAATATGTGGAGGATTATTCTAAAAAGTTTCCAATGGCAAAGTATGGTAAGGTAAATAAAGTATTATATGTCCACAATTAATTCAGCACACTTTAGAACAAAAGATAAAGATGAATATTATACACCATCAATATTGGTTGAACCAATCATTCAATATATAAAACCAAATAGTGTTGTATGGTGTCCATTTGATAAATTTGAAAGTGAGTTTGTACAACAAATAACCAAACAGGGTCATAAAGTAATTTACGGACACATAGAAGATGGTTATGACTTTTTTGAATATGAACCTCCATACTATGATTGTGTGGTCTCAAATCCACCCTTTACTCGTAAGTTAGAAGTATTGAATAGATTATATAAATTGGGGAAACCCTTTGCATTAATATTAGGACTACCTATATTAAACTATCAGGAGGTAGGTGAGTTTTTCTTGGATAAAGACTTACAGTTATTAATAGTAGATAAGAAGGTTTCATTTGATGGTAATACATCATCATTTAATAATTCTTATTTCTGTTCCAAATTCTTACCAAAGGATTTAATGTTCGTACATCTTGAACATAATAATTCCAATAAACATTATAAACCATCAGGAATGTATGTCAACGATTAAACTAACCAAACGTCAAACAGTAGCGTTTGAATATCTGATGGATGATACCACAACTGAAATATGTTATGGTGGTTCAGCGGGTGGTGGTAAGTCTATGTTGGCGTCATTGTGGTTGGTTGCTATGTGCATCAAGTATCCTGGTATCAGATGTTTATTAGGTCGTACAACTTTATCATCACTTAAACAAACATCACTTAATACTTTATTTGAGGTGATGAAGATGAGTGGGATGGAAGCGGAGAAACATTACAACTATAACGGACAGAGTAATACAATTACATTCAATAATAAATCAGAAATAATATTAAAAGACCTTGAGTATAAACCAAGCGACCCGAACTTTGATAGTCTTGCGGGTCTTGAAATTACTTGTGCTGTCATTGAGGAAGCTTCACAGGTAACACGAACGGCGTATAACATTGTTAAATCCCGTATCCGTTTTAAATTAAACGAACACAATTTGATTGGCAAGATATTAATGACCACGAACCCATCACAAGGGTTCATTAAAAAGGACTTTTATATCCCATATAGTGAGGGAAGATTGCCAAACAATATTCAATTTGTGCCAGCATTACCGATGGACAACCCTTATTTACCACAGAGTTATGTAGATATGTTGAACACATTACCATCAGAACAACGTAAAAGATTGTTATTAGGGGATTGGAATTACAATGAAGAACTTGACGCACTATTTACCTTTGATGATATAAGTAATTCATGTTATAAACAAGCACCAAATCCATTAGATAAGAAATATATCTGTATAGACGTTGCACGTTTTGGTAGTGATAGTACAGTTATATCAATTTGGGTGGGACTTACAATAGTAGAAGTAATAAAATATAATAAGATAGATACCTTAACATTATCTCAACACATAAAAGAACTAATATCTAAACATGGGATACATCCTCAACAAGTTATTGCAGACTCTGATGGTGTTGGTGGTCCACTCGTTGATATGATTAAGTGTACACCATTTGTCAACAACGCAAGACCTTTACACGATCAGAACTTTACCAACCTTAAATCACAATGTTATGTCAAACTTTCAGACTTGATTAAACAGGGAAAAGTTAGTATTAATATAATGGATCCAGTTATGGTAGATGATTTAACTAATCAACTATTAGCAGTAAAGTTAAAGGACGTAGAGAAAGATGGTAAGGTAGGAGTAATAGGTAAGGACCAAATGAAACGTATGTTAGGAGATAGGTCACCCGATTTGGCGGATAGTATAATGTTAAGAATGTATTATGAAATAAAGAATTTAAAAAGTACCGGTAGGTACGCAATAGCGTTTGTATGATGAAATTTAAAATAGAAGATAAGGAATATAACATCCCACAATTTATCTCAATAGAGAATTACAGTAAAATATATAAGGTAAAAGATTTATTCAGTGATGATTATTTCTCCGCAAAGTTGGTGAATTTGGTAACAGGAGCACCAATAGAAGATTTATTGGAGAGTGATTATCAGGAGTTAAGTTATATTGCAGCATATATTATGTCATTGATTCCATTAGATACACCAAAGTTTATGGATAGATTTGAACTGAATGGTGTTAA